GGACAGTTGCACGACTGTAGTAGGAGTAGGAGTAGGAGTAGGAGTAGTAGTGGAAAGAAAGAAGAAGAAAATAAATTTTCTTCTTCCAAAGAAATCACAGCCGATTGCTACCACGATTCCACCGAATACGCCGTCACCGACAGAACCATCGCTTCGGAATACGCGAATCTCGACGTTACCGACGCTTGGAACACGTTCGCAAGCCGACATTATGGCGAAAATCGCACGATAGCTGACTGGACGCGCCTGTGGAAAGGCTGGTGCCAACGCAGGGCCAACATGAGCGGCATACCGCCCTCGAAACGCCACATACACACGTGGCAGTGCGAACACGTGCTGCAAGCGCTCGGACGCGACAAGGAAACCGCCACGCCAGACCAACAAGCCTGCCAGATGGCGAAACAACTCAACAAGGAGGAAAACGCGAAATGAACAGCAGAAACACCACCCATCCCACGCACGAAGAACTAGCCAAAGCATGGCGAGAAGGCTACTCCGCCGGATGGAAAGACCAGGAATGCGATTTTCCGCAATATACAAGCGAAAACCCGTATAAGGAGACCGTCGAATGAACCGCAACCCGCTTGAAATCCTGTTCGACAACGTATTGGCCGGTGCCGCCTATGCGTCGCAATCATCAGATTCGGCATCGGTCAAGGAGCAGCACATGGACAACGTCAATCATCCGAAGCATTACGAGAACGGCCCGTTCGAATGCATCGAACTGACCCGCCTGTTGAGTTTCGACTGGGGCAACGTGGTCAAATACTGCTACCGCTGGCAGTCGAAGAACGGCGTGGAAGACCTCAAGAAGGCGCTCTGGTATGCGAACGACGCGGTGATACACGGCACACCGCTCTATGCCGACACCAATCTGTCCGGCCTGGGCAACGCATTGTTCTCCGCTCTCGTGAACGTCGATTGGGCAGGATTCAGATGCGTTTGGTGGGCATTCGCGAACAGCGGTACGGAACGGGAAATTCTAACGGCCCTCAAGAACAAGATCGTCAAAATCGAAAAGGACGGTGAATGATGAACAGCTTGGACAAGGTCAAGCAAATTCTGATTGTCGCACTGGTGGTCCTGATGGGATTAAACATCTATGCGCACTGGCATCTAGCCACGCATCCCGATTACGGCATGACGACGGTCAAAACCGGCGACGTGACATGGGTCTGCCTGACCGACCATGGCACGACCATCGGCTGCGACACCGTGGAGGAATACAAATGAAGAAAATACTCATGGACATGATCATCAAGTGGCATCAAGCCGGTTACGCGCTCGACGAGATCGCGCCGCTCGTGCCGCAAGTGCCCAAAGCCGCAATCGCGGCCATCATCCACCAGTACGACAAGGAGACCAGACTTTGACCGACTGCCAGCACTGCCACAAGCCCACGAAAACGACAGCAGACAATCTGCTCTGCCAAACCTGCCGAGCAGACTACTGGCAGCTCATCCACCAACTCGGACACGTCCAACTGCCCGCCCTGCGCAGCATCATGCTCCGTCAGGCGCACATCGGCCCCACAGGCCACACGCCGAACAAAGGCAACGCGCCACTGCCCATCGACACCCACGCGCAAGACCTCATCACGGAATCGGAAGCATGGCTCGCCGAACAGGCAGGGAAAATCAGAGCGGCATACGCCGCATACGACTGGCGGAAAGCATGGTGCGCCATCATCAGCAACCGGCACACCATCCTCAACATGAGCACAGCAGCAGACGACTACGCCGCCCTGGAACACATCACCAGACGCAACGAACAAGCACTGACGCCGGAAGACGAGCTCATAATCCTCGGCACCTGCCCAAAATGCGACAGCATGCTCACCGGCACGCCGGAAGCCGAATCGGTCACATGCCAAGGCTGCCACAGGGAATGGGCCGCGCCAGCAATCAAAGCAGCCCGAGACGAAAGACTCTGGCAAGTGCGAATCACCGGCACACCAAGCGACGCGGCCAAAGAGCTGAAACGATACGGCCTGACCATATCACGCAACCTCATCAGCCAATGGCTCAAACGCGGCAAACTACCGCACGCCACGCCGACAAAACACAAGCGGCAGTATGTATTCAACCTCGGCGAGTTGGCCGCACAACTTGACTGTCACCGTTGAAATGCTATACTGTCGTATGTTCGTAAAATGGTTCAGTCAGAAATGGTTGGACCATTATTCATATCTAGCTGCATTCGCTATAATCATCTCTGTCCGGCATGGAGCCTCGCGAAAACCCTTGGGGCCGATGCGAAAAGGACGCCGACATATGCGGCGACACCAGTCACACCGGTAGCCCATAAATGGCTGGGGCTGGTCTGGGGAACTTCGCGGGTGACGTACCCAGGACATGCCGGACACCACAGCCACGGAAGGCGGCAAGGCCACATGAGTCTCCGCAGATGCGCCTGGCACAACTGCCCACAACTCGTCAAACAAGGCACACGCTTCTGCGCCATCCACACACACGCATACGAGCGGCAGCGTGGCAGCTCAACAGCAAGAGGATACGACGCAGCACACCGCCACCTCCGCAGGGCATGGGAGGCACGACTAGCCGCAGGCGAAACACACACCTGCGCCAAATGCGGACATCCAGTCACGGCCGCGGACCAATGGGATCTCGGCCACACAGACAACAGACAAAGCTGGACAGGCCCGGAACATCGCAGCTGCAACAGGAAAGACGGACAGCACAAAGCAACCGCAAGCGCCGAACACTGGACACGACACCAAGCCAAGCCACTGCAGCAACCACAGTCGCAGCCAACAGGCAAACCACAAACGCAAACACGACACGACACAAACGAATCAAACGCAAGCGGACAAGCCAAACAAGCACACACAACAAAAACAACAAAACACACGCCAAAACAGGAAAAAATACAATCAACCAACCCGCCAACACCCCTAGGGGGGTACCCCGAACGGCAAGGCCAAGACCGCCGGTGAGGGGACTCGCAAGTTCGCGGATAGTTCAAGATTTGACGGACTGGCCGATACCGTAATTTTTCCGGTTCGAGGATTGGAGGTCGCATGGCTACGCATGGCGGCGCACGCACGCGCTCCGGTCCGATGCCGGATCCGTCTAGCGCCCGGTCGGACGCGCGTGGTCTTGGCGCTGATATTCTTCCGCTTTCGGCTCGCGGATACCGTTACCGGCCGAAGGCTTTTCCACTGTCCGAGTGGACGATTTGGGACACTTGGAAGGATGACGACGGTTTCCATAAGGAGCGTGACGAGAAGGCCACGGAGGCGTGGAATCGGCGTGAGCGTGAATTGTGGCGTGACTTGTGGCGGTTGCCGCAGGCTATCGCCTGGCATATGCCACGCTACCAGTACATGTTCACGACGATTGCCCTGTACGTGAGGCAGTTCGTGCTTTGCGAGTCTTCGGAGGCGAAGGCCGCTGACCGTACCGCGCTTGCACGGTATGCCGACACCATCGGCTTGACGCCACAAGGCCTTCGTTTGAATGGTTGGGCGATTGTCGATGACGAGCCGAAACCGAAACGCTCGGCAGAATCTTCCGACAAGATCATTCCGTTCAAGAGCGCGAAGCAGCGGTGGCTTGAGAATCAGAAAGAGGATGCGGAATGAGCGAGCAGAAAACGCCGGTTGTTCCGAAGTCCCTTGGTTTCCTTTTTGCCGATTGGATTGCCGCGCACTGCGTTGTGCCTAATGGCTATGATCTGGGCAAGCCGTTTGAGCTTGTCGGCTGGCAGTTGGATAACGCCATCGATTTTTATCGGGTGAAGCCTGATGCGGTGTATGATCCGGCTCGGCCTCGTCAGGCTGCGGCGTTCAAGTGGCGTCGAGGTCAGATCGTCGGCGGGCAGAAGCTTGGCAAGTCGCCTTTCGGCGCGGCAGTCGCTGCTTTTGAGGGTGTTGGGCCTTGCGTGTTCTGCGGATGGGCGCGTGGCGGCGAGACGTTCCGCTGCTCCGACTGGGGTTGCTCATGCGGTTTCGAGTATGAGTATTCTCCGGGTGAGCCGATGGGCATGCCGCGTCGTACCGCTTTGATTCAGCTGCTCGCCACTTCCGAAGAGCAGACGGCGAACGTCTACCGTCCTTTGCAGTCGATGGTGCGCAATGGCCACCTGTCCGACCTGATGAAAGTCCGTGAAGGCTTCATCCGCCTTCCGAACGGCGGTCGCATCGACCCTGTGACGGCTTCGGCGCACTCGAAGCTTGGTAATCCGGTGAACTTCGTGCTCGGTGACGAATCCGGCATCTGGACTCGTCGTAGCGGCATGTTCGAGGTTGGTGACACGGTGATGCGTGGCGCTATGGCCATGGATGGAAGAATGCTTGAGCTGACGAATCCGTGGGATCCGATGGACGCCAGCTTTGGCCAGATGACCTACGAGAGCACGGCGTCGGACATCATGAAGTTCTTCCCGAAGCATGACCCCTCATTGGATTTCGCGGATCCGCAGGATAGGCGGAAGATTCTCGAATTCGTCTATTCCGGTTCGCCGTGGGTGCCGCTCGATCAGGTCGAAGCGACCGCGACCGAGCTTATGGCCCGTGATCCGGCGCAGGCCCGACGTTTCTACGGTTGTGAGATCGTGCAGGGTTTGGGTTCGTATATGCCTGAGCCGCTTTACGATGGCACGATGGTTGACCGTCAGCCGCCCGAGCCGGGTGCTGAGATTTGTCTTGGTTTCGATGGCTCGCAATCCGGTGACTGGACGGCATTGCGTGCGGAGACCGTGGATGGCTGGCGTTGGACGCCGACATACGGGCCGTCAAATCGTCCGGCGTATTGGAATCCGGTTGAATGGGAGGGGCGCATACCGCGAAGCGAGGTCGACGCCTGCGTGTCCGAAATGTTCGACAGGTACAAGGTACAGCGCTTCTACTGCGATCCGCATCCGTGGGAGTCGCAGGTGGACGAGTGGGCATGCCGCTTCGGCGAGGACATCGTGGTGCCTTGGCCGACCAATCGCATCGGGCGCATGTTCGACGCGCTCACCCGTTTCATGGAGGATACCGCCGACCATTCCACGACGCATTCCAACGATCGCATGGCTCGGTTGCATATGATGGCGGCGCGTAAGGTCGCCAAGCCAGGCGACAAGTACGTGCTCGGCAAGCCGAGCGAGAATCAGAAGATCGACATAACCATGGCCGACATCCTCGCGCACGAGGCGGCGTCCGACATGAGGGCGCTCGGCTGGAGCGCAGGCGGCTCACCGGTCATGGTGTACGGCTGGTAAGGAGGCTGTTGTGGAGCTGATACAGGCATCGAGGCTTTCCGACGATGACGCGAAGCTCATCAGGAGCCTCACCTACCGGCTTGCACGACTGCGCAAGCCCCATAGGCAGTGGGATGATTACTATCGCGGACGGCAGGTCATCCAGAGCATCGGCATCGCCGTGCCGGCCGAACTCCGTTCGTTCGTTTTTCCGCTGAATTGGCCGCGCATCGTGGTCGATAGCGTCGTGCAGCGCCAGCAGGTCAAATCCTTCTCCGTGCCGAATGACGACAAGGTGTCAAACGAGCTGCGCGATCTTTGGGAATACAACAACATGGAATCGCAGCAGGTGCTTTTGCACACGGAAACACGCGTGCAGGGCCACGGCTTCGTATGCGTAGGCGCTAACCCGAAGGACAGACGGCATCCACTGATCACCGTCGAATCATCCAGGAACATGATCGCGCGCATCGACCCTCGCACGAGAACCGTCGAATCAGCGCTCCGCGTCTATTTCGACCCTTGGGAGAACGGGACGCCGGACTACGCGACACTGTACACGCCCGAATACACGCTCTGGCTGGAGAAACAGCACGGCAAGTGGGTCATGACCGGCCGCGACGACCACCACCTCGGCGTCGTCCCTGTTGTGCAGTTCCTCAACCGTCCGCGCGCCGGCGACTTCCTTGGCGAGAGCGAGATGGCCGACGTGGTGCGGCCGACAGACATGGCCGCACGCGCCATCCTCGACCTGCAGATCGCCATGGAAACTCACGCGGTGCCAGGAAAATGGGCGATCGGCGTCACGCACAACGACTTCATCGACGCGAAGACCGGACAGCCGGCATCGGCGATAAAGACCTATTTCAACTCGATGCTCACCTCCAAGAACGCGAACGCGAAATTCGGCCAGTTCACTGCATCCGACCTGTCGAACTTCAAGACGGTCATCGACCTGCTGAGCGAGCAGATGAGCGCCATCACCGGTCTTCCGATGCGTTATTTCGGAATGAACACCGCCAATCCGGCAGCCGAGGGAGCCATCCGCGCCGACGAGCTGAGACTGGTGAAGAACGTCGAGCTGAAGAACGCCGTTGACGGCGATGCGTGGTCGCAGGTCATGGCCGTGGCGCACAAGCTCGCCACCAGCGACGACATTAACGCGAATCTGGTGCGCTGCGACTGGGAGGATCCGAACACGCCGACCTACGCTCAGCGTGCTGATGCGATCACGAAGCTCATGGCGTCCGGCATCCTTTCCCGCGAGGGGGCATGGGACGAGCTTGGCTGGAGCGAGGCCCGCAAGGACAAGGAGCGCGAGTACTTCGCCAAGCAGATCAGCGAATCCTATGGCCAATTCATGAAGGACGTGGACTATGGCGGCGACGATGGCGGGGCAGACGCTTCCGCAGGAGGCGACGGCGCAGAACCGTCTGCTGCGCAGTCGAAGCAACCGGCTGGCCGCGACGGTGCTCAGACTGTGGCATAAGCACGCGCAACCAGACTTCGACATCGCCTTCGCGGACATGATGCCCGAACTTTTCCGCGCATTGGACACGGCACAATACCACACCGCCTCCGACGCGATCGCATCGACGCCGAAAATCATGGAAAGCTTCGACGTGAACGCAGCACACCCGGAATACAAGCCGGATCCATGGCAGTGGGTCGGCGTGAACGGCAACGGCATGGATACCGTGGACGCGATGTGGACGGCGATCACCATCGGCAAGCAGGCCGTATCCAACGGCGCCCCGGTGGACGTGGCCATGGACCGCATAGGCGTGACCTTGGTGCTCAGGACGCGCACCATGCTGGCGGACACTCACCGGTCGGCCACAAGCATGACCGCTCGCGGCATCTGCTACCAATCCACCTACGTGCGCGGCCTGACACCGCCGAGCTGCGGAAGATGCGTCATCCTCGCCGGACAGCCATGCGGCAAGACGCCTTTCGAAAGGCATCCGCACTGCGACTGCATCGCCGTCTACACCGGCCCGAAAGCACCGGCAAACACATGCACCAGTCCAAGCGAATACCTTGATTCACTGGATGAAGTCCAGCTCGCCAAAGTCCTTGGCGGAAGGGCCAACGCCCGAGCCTACGCGGACGGAGCCGACCTCAACCAGCTGGTTAACGCCCAACGCGGCATCCGCACCGCCCAGATCGACGGGCGGAACATCAAGTACACGACCGAGGGCACCACGCGCCATGGATTCGCCGCATCACGCATGATCGGCTCCGGATACGCCAAGGAATTCGTCAAGAACGGCGGACGGTACACAAAGGTCGACAGGCCGCGTCTCATGCCAGAGACCATTTACGCACGCTGCGGCGACGATCATGAGAAGGCCTTGAGCATGCTCTACAAGTACGGCTGGATCCTCTAGCCGAAATCGAATTTTTCACCGGCATCGCGATGGTGTCGGCGCCGGCACGCGATGTGACGGCCAAGGAAACCACAAGGAGAAAACACAATGCATAGGAAATGGTGGAATCTCATCCGCATCCGCACCATCGAGACCGGTGCCGAACCGGGCGGCGGAGAGCCGCCGCAGCCGGAGCCGCCGCAATCCGACCCACAGGCGAATACCGGCGGCGAAGGCGACGAGAAGCTCGGCGAACACGGCATGACCGCGCTCAAGAACGAGCGCAGGGCCAACAAGTCGCTGCGCGAACAGCTCGCCGCCGCGAACGCCAGAATCAAAGAGTTCGAGGATCGCGACAAGACCGATGCGGAAAAGGCCAGCGAGAGGATCGCCAGCTTGGAGAAGTCCAACAACGGCAATGCCGCGAAGGCACTGCGATACGAGGTCGCCGTCGACAAGCAATTGCCGAAGGTCTTGGCGGAACGTCTGCAGGGATCCACTCGCGAGGAGCTGGAAGCCGACGCGGACAGCCTGCTGAAGCTCGTCAACGTGCAGAACAAGCCGAACGTCAAGCCCGACCCGAGTCAGGGCAAGGGCGGCGACCCGAAGCCGCACAGTCTCTCCGAAGCCATTTCCGCATATTACAAGTAACCGATTCCTTAGGAAGGAGACAACCTTATGGCTGTCACTCTCGCAGAGGCGAAGAACAACGCCCTCGAAGACTACGACCCCTTCGTCATCGACGAATTTCGAAAGTCCAGCGTCATCCTCGATTCCCTCATCTTCGATGATGCCGTGAACCCTGCAGGAGGCGGCGCGACGCTCGACTACTCCTACCGTCGACAGGAGACCCAGCCCACCGCCGAATTCCGCGCCATCAACACGGAATACTCGCCGAGCACCACCACGACCAAGAAGTACAGCACCACACTCGCCGTGCTCGGCGGCGCCTTCGAGATCGACCGAATCCTCGCGAACATCGGCCCGAAGGGATCCGACGAGGTGACACGCAACATCAATGAAAAGGTGAAGGCCGCGATAACCCTGTTCCAGGATACCGTGATCAACGGCGACGTTGGCGTGAACGATAAGGCCTTCGACGGCCTGGACAAGGCTCTCACCGGCTCAAGCACCGAGATGAAGCCCACCTCCGGCACCTACGACTGGACCGACCTCGAAGGAGAGAAGGGCAACAAGGCCATCGACACGCTCGACGAATTCCTTGACCTGCTTGACGGCACGCCGACCATCGTGGTCGGCAACAAGAAGGCCCTTGCCCGCGTCCGTGCCATGGTGCGCCGCACCAGCATGTACGTGCGCGAACCGATCGATGGTCTCGCCAACTCGAACGGCCGTCCGATCAGCCGCGAATCCTATGGCGGCATCCTCTTCGCCGACGCCGGCGAGAAGGCCGGCAGCAACGATCCGATCATCCCCATCGCCACAGACGGCACCACTAGCCTGTACGCGTACCGCGTTGGCTTGGACGGCTTCTGCGGCATCACCACCACCGACGGCACCCTCGTGAAGACCTGGCTGCCTGACTTCACCCAGCCGGGCGCAGTGCATCGCGGCGAGGTCGAGCTTGGTCCGGTCGGCGTCGCATTGAAGGCCACCAAGGCTGCGGCCGTGCTTCGTAAGATCAAGGTCAGGTGATCATGATGTGGCGAATCGAAGCTCCGAATAATGAGTACAACGGCGTCACCGCAGGCGTGACCTTCGTCGGTGGCGTCGGTGAGACCGACGTGGATCCGTCCGACTATTTCCAGCGTCACGGCTACACGGTGGCCGAGGTGCAGGCCGACGAACCGAGTACGGTCGCCGACGCCGCGAAGCCGAAGAAGAAGACCAGTGCGAAGGATGGTGAATGATGAAGGAGACCACGAACGGACGTCACGAGAACATGATCCCGGCAAGCGCGGTGTATGTGCCGCAGACGGGCGGCGCAGCTAAGCCGCTCGATACGGTGCTGTCCGGCATGCCCGCCAAGCAGGCTGCTGCGGTGGGTGACGCCACCACAGGTCAGGAGATGGCCACCATCAACGCTTTGCTGGCCAGCCTGCGCAACGCCGGTATCATCGCGAAGTGATCCCATGACCTGGGCGCAAATCGACGATGTCGCAGTTGAACTCGGCCGCGACATCGCCTCCGACAGCACCGAAGGCAGGCAGATCGGGAAATGGCTCCGCCGCGCCGAAATGATGATCCGCAACCGCATCCCAGTGCTGGACGAATGGTGCGCGGACGCGAGATATCAGGGAACCGTCATCGAAGTGGAATCCGCAGCCGTCGCACGCAAGGCGCTCAACCCGGAGGGCGTGAGCAGCACCATGCTGCAGATCGACGACGGTAACATGCAGACCAGCATCGACAGCTCGCGCAGTCGCGGCGAGATCTCCATCCTTGACGAGGAATGGGACATGCTGCTGAAACGCGTCAGCAGCGATCTCGCTACGGCGGTCATCGCTCCGGAACCCGTGGTCATCCCGCTGCCGCACTACCCCTACGACTACTGAGGAGGTTGACATGCCAAGCATGGCACCTCTCATCAGAGCCCTGCCGAAACTGCGCCAGATGGCCGAAAGCCTCATGACCGACCAGTGCGTCGTCACCCGCATCGGAGACACCACAACGGATTCGGCCACGGGACTGCCGACCACCGGCACGGAGAAGGTGTACGAAGGCAGCTGCAAGGTGCAGACCAGCGGCGGCCTCGCCAGCGAGCAGACCGAAGGCAGCGCAGCACAAGCCATGGGCGCCGTCTCGT